CTGTTGAACCAAATTTATTCAAAACGGACGCAGTGACTCGGGCAAGAGCACCAAATTCTATTGGTTCATATTGCAAAGAGTGTGGTTCTGACAGATCCTGTGGAAGAGGTAATACCCAAGTTTTACCCGACGCACTGCCACTGCCGTCCACAACTCTTCCGTCGCCTCTAGCCGCTCCTTCTGGAAATATTCTTATTTCTGTCCAAGAAGTAAGAGATTTCCTGTCACCAGGCACTCCACTGCTAGGTAAAACAGTTTGAGCGCCTGGATTTAAACTTTCTTTGAGAGCAATTAATCTTGTGTCTATGTTAGGCATAAAGTTCTCTTTTTATACAAATTACATACATATGTAGTATGTCCTACAAAGGTATTTTTAAGCCAAAAAATCCAGAAAAATATGTTGGTGATCCAACCAACATTGTCTATCGTTCTTTGTGGGAAAGAAAGTTTATGGTTTTTTGCGACAATAACTCTTCAGTTTTGAAGTGGTGTTCCGAAGAAATAGCAATACCCTATCTTTCACCAGTAGACGGAAAATACCATCGTTATTTTGTGGATTTCTTAGTGGAATTCAATACTGTGACTGGTCAAAAAATCTACTTGATAGAAATAAAACCAAAAAGACAATGCAAACAACCAGAAAAAGGTAAAAAAACGACCAAAACATATCTGAAAGAGATACAAACTTGGAAAATCAATAGTTCCAAGTGGACTCACGCTAAGAAGTTCGCTGAACAGAATAATTGGCACTTCAAAATTCTAACAGAGGACGACCTAAACATAAAATGAACCAAATAATAGATCAAATCAAAACAACATTATCTGGTATTAGAAAAGGTAAACAAGAACAAAAACCATCACAAAACTCAGTTAATTGGTTTTCCAAGAAATTACAAACAGTAAGTGCTGCCACAAAAGGAAAAGTAAATCCAAACAGAGACAATTTTAAAAAACAAATCATTAATGAAGATGTATTGGCGAAAAAAGCATTCAAATACAAAAAACCAGGCTACATTTACTTTTTTCACTATCAACCACCAGATGCAAGAAAACTACCCTTTTATGATAGATTCCCAATAGTCCTGTCTTTAGGATTTGCTGGAACTACGATGATAGGACTTAATCTCCATTATCTTCCACTCAGAATAAGATTGGCACTAATGTTGAGAATACTGAAGTCAATAGCAGCAAACTCAAAACCAAGCAACAGAATAAGAGTGAATACACTTTTTTCTAGTCCCTTATTTGTCAAATACATAATGGCATCAACTAAATTTGGTTTGGAAAGATTTGATATGAGGGGTATAAAATCCAAGATAAAACTTGTAACCCCCGATGAGTTCATAGTAATGGCATTTCTTCCAGTTCAAAAATTTGTAAAAAAGACAGACAAAGCAGCATATAGAATGTTCAATCAAGTAATAAGAGGAAAAGCATAATGGGTCTAGACCTTAATATCGACATAGCAAGAACAAATCGCTTTTTGGTGGGTGTGTTCCCCCCAAGTGGTGTCGGTTCTTTTAGATCAATGTATGTCGAAAGCGTGGATATGCCAAATATGAGCATAGCAACCGAAGATTACGAACTCGATGGTAAACCTACCATCAAAATACCATACAAAAGAAATCCATCAGGAACCGTGACTCTGGGAATACGCTTGGAAGAAAGCGGAAAATCCAGAAACATATTCAAAGAGTGGATGGACAGAATCATCGTGTCAAATGACAATGTAAATTACTACCGAGATTATTTTCAAAACATCGTAGGTTCAGTTGTCATCAAACAACTCGATCTGAGCGATAAGGTAAAATTTGGAGTAACCCTAATCAACGCATATCCAATAAATGTGGATACTATTCAGTATGATTGGGGAGACAACAACAATTATGTAAAGCAAAGCGTAACTTTGTGTTACTTCGACGAACAAATTGGTTCTTATTAATAATGGAGATATTATGAAACTACCGAAACTGAATACACCAACCTATACAATGGAAGTCCCTTCTACGGGGAAAAAGATAAAGTATCGTCCGTTCCTTGTGAAAGAGGAGAAGATTCTTCTCATCGCAGGAAAGACGGAAGACAGCGCAGTAATAGTAGAGAATCTAAATTCTGTTTTGCGTAACTGCATACTTTCCACAGAATTGAGTGTGGAAAGCCTCACCGCATATGATGCTCAGTGGATTTTCTTAAAACTCAGAGAAGTTTCTATGGGTTCCAAGATTGATGCCAGAGTAAAGTGTCCAATCACGCAGAAGTATTTCGATGCAGAATTGTCTCTAGAGAATGCAAAACTTGTTAAATCAGAGAAAAGAAAAACCAAGTTTGTTCTAGACGATGCGACGGGAGTGGGTGTGGTTCTAAGAGATCTGAGCCTTTCGGAAATCTATTCACAGGTAGAATTAGCAAAAACAGACGAATACAAAGCAATGTTGAACCTTCTTGCTATGTGCGTTGTAGAAGTATTCGATAAAGATAATGTCTATCCTGCAATGGAATCCAGTTTGGAAGAAGTAGTGGACTTCTTGGAAAATCTAAACAAAGAGCAATTCGACAAGATAAATGAATATTTTGAAAACACACCGAAGATAAGATTAGAGGAAGAGTTGTTTTCACCACCAGCACAGAAACACATAAAACTAGTGCTGGACAACTTTATGGATTTTTTCGCCTAGGGCTGTCTCGTGAATCTCTTGATGGAATGTATAGGACAAATTTCATTCTGATGCAAGAACACAAGTACAGCCTGAGTGAACTCGAAGATATGATGCCTTGGGAAAGAACAGTATATGTAAGTTTATTAATAAAGCATATAAGAGAAATAAACGAGAAGATGGAATTAAGAAATAGAAGGAGAAAGTAATGTCTAGAGTAGCATCCGGTCTAATGTCGTTGGGTCAATTAGGACAAAAAGCCTCTGGAGCAGCAAAGGCCGTAAAGGACTCTGTTGTTTCTAGCAAGACATTCAAATCTCTTCAAGGCACGATGAGCGGATTGCTGAAGTCCCAAAAAATGTTGGCACAATCCAGCAAGAAATCTGGAGCACTACAATTTCTACAAAAAGAAAACGAAAAAGAATTCCAAAGAGAGCAGATGGAATTTTGGCAAATTCTGCTGCAAAAACTAGACAGCATAGAGAAAAAACTAGACAAATTGGGTGTTGGTGGGGGTAAAGATCAAAAGAAAGGATTATTGTCTAAACTTTTAGATATGGCTATGGGAATATTGGGCATAACTAATGCTTTGATTTTCATTAGACAGATATTACCAAAGATATTAAGTAGTATAAAGAACATAGGTGCAAGAATATCGAATCTGGTCAGAAGAGCAGTAGGTCTACCAGAAAAACCAATTCAACCAAAACCAACAGAAGTCAAACCAGGCGAGAAGAAGCCTGGTGATATGAAGCCCGCTGAAGAAGTCAAACCAGGCGAAAAACCAAAGACACCAGTAGAAATATCAGAAGAAGCAAAAGCCAGAGTTGCTGCCGAAGAAGCAAAAATAAGAGAAATAAGAGCACAACTTGAAAAGATTTACGATGCTTTAGAGAAAAATGCCGCTAAAATACAAGAAGCAAGAGAAGCAGGAAACACCGAAACAGTAAAGCGTTTGACAGAAGTGGAACGCTTGTATCAGCAAGATATTTCTGAAATAAGAAAAGAACTAAAATCTGCACAAGAAAAACTAGTTGAAACTAGAGATGTTTCTGCTCAGATGGAAAAAGCCGCGATTGAGAATGAAAAAGGTTTCTTTGAGAGATTGAAGCAAGGTTTTGATACTCTTTTTGAAGATCTGAACAAAATAGTAAATGACACAAAAATAGCACTAAATGAAAACGAAGCAAAGATTCTCCGAGAACAGGCAAAGAATGCAACAACTCCAGAGGAAAGGGCTGCACTCGAAGAGAAAGCAACGCAACTAGAAGAAAAAGCAAAGCAACAGCGTGGTTCTGAACCTACAAAACCAACTGCGACAGAACCAACAAAACCCACAGCAGCACCAGAGGCTCCAAAAACAACAACACCAACAGCAGAACCTGTTGTTGCTGAATCTACTGCTGGTACAAAACCACCCGTACAAGTATCAACAGAAATTACAACCAACACAGGTAGTGGTTATGATAGAACTCTAGGAGGTTCTAGTTATTACGATACTGCAACAACACTGGGAACTTCCCCTGAAAATGTGAACAAAGCAATGCTGCAATTGTCAGAGGATATAAAAGTCGGAAATAATGTAACAGTAGATGGAGTCACATACGAAATAGCAGAAGCAGGGGTAGAAACAGCAAAAAATCCAGGCGACGCAAACAGACGCATAATCAAAAAACTAAAAATAACCGGTCCATCAGACAAATTACCAAATATTAAACCACCA